CCGCAGACTCACTTAGAAATAGCTCATTTTAACTTGTAGATGTTTACGCAAATTTTAAAGTATCATCTACATCCGAGTAAGATTATCTTGTTACAAGGAGTGTTAAAAGAGTAAGTAATGGCTTAGTACCTGTCTCACCCATCAATACACCACGTCGTGTTTACCACGCGTAGTATTCGGAAGACTTGCCATCCCTAACACGTTGTCTGTCTAATTCGTAATTACTAATAGGTTTATTACGAAAGCCAGTAAGTAGTCTTTTATATAGTTCGTAGAATGCATAAGATTCAAACTTTGTTACATTGTTATCCTCTAACATGATGTCATAAACATCACGAGGACTACAAAGTATTCTAAGATAAGAGTACATGTAAGGACACGCGATACCAAGTGAACGGAAAAACAAGGACACAGTTTCATATGCGAAATCATGTTCAATGAAATCCGTTGCCGTTTCATAATCGCCAGCCATAATAAGCGTATCTTCAAATACTTATTATGGGTTATACCCCTTCGCGACTTTAGCTTTTGCTATTGCTGCGAGGCGCTTGACGAATTCGAAACCTTGCCGACCACGGTTTAATCCTTTACCTACAATTGGGTTGTTATCCAGCATATTCTTAAAAATATGTGCAAACGGTTACCCATATGTATTTAAACACCCTAATGTCATAGTTACAACACGAGCTTTGGCTCCGCCCTCGCCAATTACGACGAGACGGATAGGAGGATTATTGCCAGTAGGCCAACCTGCTTCATCGAGAATTTTATGGTTCTAAAGTTCTTCATAAGCAGAAATAAATGTTTAATAAGCAATGAGTGACTACTCTCTCCAATAGTTACATGGAAAAAGTGCATCTGTTGGCTACCCAATACGGGATTAGTCACACTCTTCAAAGTACGTCGGTTTTACCGTAACCTCTTGTGGAATTCCCTATTTCTTATAATAAGGCATCCCAAAAGGATCTATATGTACAGAATCCTTTTCTGGCACGTATTTTAAAAACTTGCTTAAAACATTTGCAACATCTGCATTTCTCCCACCATCTTGCTATGAGTAGAAGAATGTACCAGAGTTGCTAATAGACATATGACCAGTTTTGTAACTGCGGTCCCAGGTTCTTTTTACCTCTTCCGCACATAACTGAATATTCTCGTATTACTTTTCTGTAACAACGAGCTTCGGCTTTTACGTGGCCGTATGTCTAAATTTATCTTTGGCTCGGTTGAGCTTCTTAGCAGTTGCAATTGGAAAACCTCTTGTCTGCATAAGAATGGAAGTAGTGAATAGTATTTCTCTTTAACTTCCGCAAAGGGTGAATGGTACTTTGGGATAAAACTTTAGTTTATCCTTAGCCTTGTCTTCTCTAAAGATTTCTTTAAATACGACGTCTTTTAAGGCTTAAACAAAGTGTTTGTAATCAGCTGTAAGTTCATCAGTGTTACAACCATTCAAGTATAATTCTATATATCTCTTTAAAAAGTTTCTTCTGAAAACAGTCAAGGATTTTTCCTTGGTATGATTCCAGAAGGCCGAAACTAAAGTACAGTCTAAAATCTGTCCCCAGTTTATGAATTCTCTTACCTTTGTTATAGGTAATCTGAATAACTTTAAAAAAGAAGTATAGAGGGCACTGTTCGCACCACCAATATTTATGTTTTTGCATAAATATTCCGCGGCCTCATTGGTCAAAGTAGCGTATTTTATTTACATCTACCAAAACGGATTCTCAGGGGCTTTTGCCTTCGCTGAGTTGAGTGACGATACAAGTGAATTAATGGATTGCTTAGTCCAGTCTCCCGACTGGTTCCACAAACCCAAGCGTTGCCTATTATGATCATAGTTAAATGACTTAATAGAAACAACGGAGTCCGGAGTATATTAAACTCCGAACTTAGGTTTAAAAATGTCTTGCCCTGCTACTACCGTGACTAACGATAAGTCATTTAGTATAGCCTGTTGGGCAATTG